CTAAATAATATTGTATCTATAACAAATCTTTCTCGGACACCACTAGAGATAAATAAGAAAGAGAAAGAAAAAATTGAGAGAGAAAAAAAGAAAGGTGTTAATTGTTTAAGATGTAATACTTCATTAAATACTGACTATCGTAATAAGTTTGATAGCAACTACTGTGGGGATTGCTAATGATCGAGTTAATCTTACTAATGCCTATGGAACTAAAGATTTTGTTCCTCGGTGCTTTCGTCCTGATTGTTTTTGAGGCGATCAAAATACATAGACGAGAAATGAAACGACAAGAAAGGTTGAACAAAATAAAATGGTAAAGAATATATGTCAAAATCCTAGTTGTTGGACAAAGAGAACTAAAGATCAATGGAACAAAAAAATAAGTCGTTTTCAATCGAGAAAGGCATATTATAATGATGAACATGATTATCGTATCTTCTCATATTTTTGCACAACAAGTTGTGCGAATAAATGGCTTGATGAAAACATTGAGAACATAATCGAGAGAAAGCATTGTCCGAATAAGATCACAGAAAAAATAATCGGTTCTTGATTAAACTTTCAGGCGACATTTTGCGTGTCGCCTGATTTTTTTCGCCTGAAATTCCACCCCTTAGAGTATGCCTTTAGGCATACTATTTATTTAGATATTAAGAGTACGAAGTACATTATTATAGAGGTACCAATACAACTATGAAATAGTATTGATTATATTATTTAATTACAGTATTATTGTAAAAGGGATCCTAATGTTAGAGTAAAGTCAAGGATTGATACAGTCAGAGATGTTAAAATCGTGACTCAATATATGAAGAAGTCAAAAAAAAATATTATAAAAAATTTTGAGAACCCGGATAATGAAAGGGAGTATTTACTTTCTAAAATAAAACTTCATCAAAAAGAAAAGGAGTCCCGAGTCAAAGATGATTTTTTAGAATTTGTAAAACATATGTGGCCTGAGTTTGTAGAAGGGTACCATCATAAAATTATTGCAGAAAAATTTAATAAATTGGCAACAGGAGAAATTAAGAGACTCATTGTCAATATGCCTCCAAGACATACCAAATCAGAATTTGCATCTAACTACTTACCTGCTTGGATGATTGGTAGGAATCCAAAATTAAAAATTATTCAAACAACTCACACAGCAGAACTTGCTGTAAGGTTTGGTCGTAAAGCTAAAAATGTAATCGACTCTTCTGAGTATCAAGAAGTTTTTAAAACTAAACTTCAAGAAGATTCAAAGGCAGCAGGCCGATGGGAAACAGAAGGTGGCGGTGAATACTTCGCTGCTGGTGTTGGCGGTGCAATCACAGGTCGTGGTGCAGATTTATTAATCATTGATGATCCACACAAGGAACAAGACGCAATGAGCAAAGAAGGTTTTGACAAAGCTTATGAGTGGTATACTTCAGGACCTAGACAACGTTTACAACCTGGCGGGGCAATTGTAGTTGTAATGACTCGTTGGTCTACTAAAGATCTGACAGGTAGATTAATGCAAAATCAAAAAGAAATTAAAGGTGATCAATGGGAAGTTATAGAATTTCCTGCAATCATGCCATCAGGATTACCTGTATGGCCTGAGTATTGGAATCTAAATGAATTAGAAAAAGTTGAAGCAACTCTACCTATTGCAAAATGGAATGCACAATGGATGCAAGCTCCAACAGCTGAGCAAGGTGCTATTATAAAAAGAGATTGGTGGCAAGATTGGGATCACGATAATCCTCCTCACACAGAATTTATTATACAATCTTATGATACAGCTTTCTTAAAAAAAGAAACGGCCGACTATAGTGCCATAACCACCTGGGGCATGTTCCGTGATGATGAAAACCAGATGCATATAATATTATTAGANGCTGANAAAGANNGGTACGAGTTCCCTGAGCTAAGGCGCGTGGCTCATGAATCATTTCTCTTTTGGCGACCTCAGATGGTATTAATCGAGGCTAAGGCATCAGGGATACCGCTTACTCACGAATTATCTCGAATGGGAATTCCTGTAGTCAACTACACTCCATCAAGAGGAAATGATAAGCATGTTCGTGTGAATACTGTTGCACCTTTTTTTGAAAGTGGTAGAGTATGGGCTCCGATGCATAAACAATATGCACAGGAAGTTATTGAAGAGTGTGCTGCATTTCCAAATGGAGATCATGATGACTATGTGGATTCGATGACTCAAGCAATAATGAGATTCAGACAAGGTGGATTTTTACTTCACCCTGAAGATGAAAAAGAGGATATTAAACCTAAAGAACCAAAGGTCTATTATGGTTAAACGATTAACGAGAACAATACCACCATTAAGAGGACCAAACCCACAGGGGTTGAATGTTCCATTAAAACAAGTTAAAGTAGTGAGATTGGAGAAATTAAATGGCAGAAGACAATATCGACAAGGCTCTTCCCAACGTAGAGCAAACAGTTAAGTTACCCGCAGAAGAAGAAATCGTAGAAGCACAAGAGACGATCGAAGAATCATTGCCCGGGGAACCCGAAGTTATTGAACAAGAAGATGGTTCGGTAGATATTAATTTTGAACCAGGGGCCGTGAACGAAGAAGGCACAGAAGATCATTACACTAACTTAGCAGATTTATTACCTGAAGATGTATTAGATCAAATGGGTTCTGAACTTTATTCAAACTATACAGAGTACAAACAATCAAGAAAAGATTGGGAAGATTCTTACAGTAAAGGTTTAGATCTTTTAGGATTTAAATATGTCAATCCTTCACAGCCATTCGAAGGAGCTTCAGGTGCCACGCATCCTGTACTAGCAGAAGCTGTTACACAGTTTCAAGCAGGAGCATATAAAGAATTATTACCCGCTGACGGACCTGTCAGAACTCAGATTTTAGGAGCCATTACTCCACAGAAACACGATCAAGCAGAACGTGTTAAAAATTTTATGAATTATCAATTAATGGATGTCATGCAGGAATATGAACCTGACTTTGACCAAATGCTTTTCTATCTCCCTCTTGCCGGCTCTTCCTTTAAGAAAGTCTACTATGATGATCTTTTAGAAAGAGCCGTTTCTAAATTTGTACCTGCCGATGATTTAATCGTGCCGTACACTGCAACGTCATTAGAGGAAGCAGAGGCTGTTATTCACACAGTAAAAGTTTCAGAGAACGATTTAAGAAAACAACAGCTAGCAGGATTCTATAGAGATATAGAAATTAATCCTGGTTATTTAGAAGATGATCCTGTTACTAAAAAAGAAAGAGAATTAGAAGGCGTTAAGAAAACAGGAAGAGACGAAAGTATATTTCAATTAATTGAATGTCATGTTAATTTAGATTTAGAAGGATTTGAAGATCGAGATGATACAGGAGATACAACAGGAATTAAATTACCTTACCTTGTAACTGTTGATACATCTTCAAGAAAAGTTTTAGCAATCAAACGAAACTACAAAGCCGATGATCCCTTAAAGAAAAAGATATCATACTTTGTCCATTTTAAATTTCTCCCAGGACTTGGTTTCTACGGCTTTGGTTTGATTCACATGATTGGCGGTTTGTCTAGAACAGCGACTCAAGCGCTACGTCAATTATTGGATGCGGGTACCCTCTCTAATTTGCCCGCAGGATTTAAACAACGTGGGATTCGTATTTCTGATCAAGCACAATCCATTCAGCCAGGCGAGTTCCGAGATGTAGATGCACCAGGTGGAAACATCAAAGATGCATTTATGACTTTACCTTTTAAAGAACCATCAGCAACATTATTACAACTAATGGGTATTGTAGTGAACGCAGGTCAAAGGTTTGCTTCTATATCTGATATGAGTGTTGGCGATGGTAATCAAGGAGCTGCCGTTGGTACAACAGTTGCATTACTTGAAAGAGGTTCACGTGTAATGTCTGCGATCCACAAAAGATTATACGTTGGATTAAAACACGAATTTAAATTATTAGCAGATTGTTTTAAAACTTATCTACCACCTGAATATCCTTATGATGTTGTAGGTGCTCAAAGAAATATTAAAGTGCAAGACTTTGATGACAAAGTTGATATTGTTCCTGTAGCTGATCCGAATATATTTTCACAAGCTCAGAGAATATCTATTGCACAAACAGAATTACAATTAGCACAATCTAATCCTGGTATGCATAATTTATACGAAGCATACAAAAGTATGTATCATGCGATTGGTGTTAAGAATGTAAATTTAATTTTACCTCCACCACAACCACCTGTACCAACAGATCCTGCTACAGAAAATATTATGGCAATGTCAGGTAAACCTTTTCAAGCATTCCCGGGCCAAGATCATAGAGCCCATATAGATACACACATGGCATTTATGGGAACAAATATGGCTAGAAATAACCCGATGGTTTTAGCTGCGTTAGAGAAAAATATTTTCGAACATATTGCTTTGATGGCACAAGAACAAATCGAATTAGAATTTAGAGAAGACATAGTTCAAATGCAAGCTATGCAACAGAATCCAATGATGGCTCAAAATCCTGAAATGCAAACAATGGTTCAAAATTTGACTATCAAGATGGAGGCTCGAAAAGCTAAACTTGAAGCAGAGATGACGATTGAGTTTATGAATGAAGAGCAGAGAATGATTGGTGAATTTGGCAATGACCCTATTGCTAAACTAAGAGCAAGAGAACTCGATCTAAAAGCTATGGATGATCAAAGAAAACGAAC